ATATGGAATCGACCACGGCGTGATGATGGCAGGCTCTGATCGGTGGCGCCCGGACCAACGGATTCAAATCTGCACCGCGCAGACGCTCGAGAAGCGCGAAGGATTCCCAGGCGTCGATCTGTTGATCATTGACGAGGCGCACTGCATCCGCAAGGAAACGGCCGAATTTATCAAGCACAATCCGTCCGTCAAGGTCATCGGCCTGTCCGGATCGCCATTCACGAAAGGCATGGGCACCGTCTATTCGAGCGTGGAATCTGCCGTGACGATCGATGAGCTTGTCGCTCAGGGCTGGCTGATTGCTCCTCGGGTGTTCATCGCGACTGAGATTGACATGACCGGCGCAAAGAAGGTAGCCGGCGAATGGTCAGCGGCCGAAACGACGAAGCGAGGGATTCAGATCACGGGCGACATCGTGGCCGAATGGGTTGCGAAGACGAACGAGATATTCGGCGGGCCGCGCAAGACAATCGTGTTTTGCTCTGGCGTGGCGCACGGGGAAGACCTGTCTCGGAAGTTCGCTGAAGCCGGCTACAACTTCGTTTCGATCAGCTACAAGGATGATGACGATTACAAGGCAGAAGTGCTGGCGGAGTTCGACAAGCCGGATACCGACATCAATGGAATCATCGCGACCGACATTCTCACGAAGGGCTTCGATCAGTCTGACGTGATGATCGGCGTTTCTGCCAGGCCATTCAGCAAGTCATTCTCCAGCCACGTGCAGCAAATCGGCCGCGTCATGCGCACGTTTGAAGGCAAGACGCAGGCGATTTGGCTGGACCACTCCGGCAACTACCTGCGATTCCGTGATCAGTGGGACGACCTGTGCGCCAACGGGGTGAGCGAGCTTGATGACGGCGCAGAGAAGCCAAAGTCGGAACCGTCGCAACTCGAAAAAGAGAAAGCCCGCTGCCCCCGCTGCGGCTCGCTTTGGCCATCGCACTCGGACACTTGCTCGCACTGCGGGCACATGCGGGCGCGGCGCTCAGAGGTAATCGAGACGGCGGGCGAGATGCACGAGTTGGGCGGCAACAATGCGAATCGCAAGCACAGCGCGGCGTACAAATCCGAGTTCTACGCGCAGCTGCTCGGGTTCGCTGAGGCGCGCGGGTACAAGCCTGGATATGCCTTTTTCGCCTATCAGGACAAGTTTGGAGTGCAGCCGTCAATGGCCAAGCCGGCCCCGCAGACGCCGAAGCTGGAGGTGATCAACTTCCTGCGATCGAGGCAAATAGCGCGGGCGAAGATGGCGCAGAAGGCTGCCGCATGAGATTCGAGGAATTCGCCGCAGCCCACGGCCTGCTGCTTCGTCATGTCGAATTCGGGAAGTGGGTCCGTGTGCCGACCACGGACAAACCAACCAAGAAGAACGGCGCATACAAGCACGCCGGGGACCATGCGCACGTGCAAAACCACGCGACCATGGGCGAGGTTGCTACATGGTTTCCTGACTCGTCAGACGACATCCGCATCGACGCTGAAGCAGTCCGCAGGAGATGCGAGAAAGCCGCGCGAGAGCTACAGGAAGGGCGCCAGAAGGCTGCTGCACGCGCGGCCGATATGTTGCGCCAGTGCTCTCTTGAACGGCACGCGTACCTCGACGGCAAGGGCTTTCCGGACGAACGCGGCAATGTGCTTGCGCTCGAATCCGGCCCGCTGCTGCTGATCCCGATGCGCGTCTCCGGCCGGCTTGTCGGCGTGCAGACGATTACGGCGGACGGCGAGAAGAAGTTCCTCTTCGGCCAGCAGTGCAGCAGCGCCGAATACGTGATCGACAACAAGGGGCGCGATTTCTTCTGCGAGGGGTACGCGACCGGGCTATCAGTCAGGGCTGCGCTGTCGGCTCTGAAGATGCGATACCGGGTGCATGTCTGCTTTTCGGCGCACAACCTGGCCAAGCTGGCAGGCGCTTGCCCTGGTGGATTGGTGATCGCGGACAACGATTTGAGCGGCGCAGGCCTTCGCGCGGCGCAGCAATCGGGGCGTAAATTCTTCATTCCGCCGACTGTCGGGCAGGACTTCAACGACATGCACAAGTCATGCGGAGTGTTCAAACTATCCCAAATGATTAGGCAATTTATGATGGATACATCATGAGTTTTGTCCCAATTGGGATCCCAAACCGATCCCAAACGGATCCACATACACAGTGAACTACCTAACGGTGTTCACAAGGCAAAGTCAAAAGCAAAATTCGCCGACAAAAATCAATGGCCAAACCACCACAAATCGACATCTGGATGCCTCTGCTGATAGGGGATTTCCGAAGAGACACCTACGACATGTCCCCTGAATGCGGGTGGATGTACCTGCAGCTTCTGATGGCACTTTGGCAAAACGAAGGGCAGATTTCCTCCGCCGAGGAAGACCTGATGAACATTTGCCGGGCGACTAGGGCGCAATGGGACAGGAACAAACTGAAGTTGTCGCGGCTGTTCTACGTCGGCCATGGGTGCTGGATGCACAACGGGATCCGCGAGCAACTGGCGCGAGCCAAGAGAGTATCCGCTGCAAGAAGCGAAGCCGGAAAGCTGGCGAACGAAAAGCGGTGGGGAAAAAAGCCTGATTTGAGGGTCGTCAAATGAGCAACCAATTCATCCTCGGCCAATACGTCCGAATCATCGGCCGGCTGGAGCTTATGCCAGTCGGCGCATGGCAGACGAGCCACAAAGCGCCGGACATCACCGAGGCGCACCACTGGCGGCAGAGCAAGCTGATCAAAAATCACTCGGTCAGCCTGTGCTGGCTGGTGGCGCATGACAAGACGCTGGTGGCTGCAGGAGAAACGACGCCGCGGTGCTCTGCTTGCGTGGCGATGGAGATGGAGCGGGGACGATGAAGCGCGCCGACTTTCAGGCCGACACTTCCGGCTTTTGGTGGGGCAAGGCTGAATCGATGCTGACATCACGGCTTGCCCATTTGTGGCGAGCTTCCAGTCCTGGCGGGCTTATGGGTTCGCGTTGTGGGCTGGCGAGCGGCTGGCGGACTGTGTCTGTTGCCGACAAACACACTCCGCGCTGCAAGCGGTGCGAGGCGTCCAAATGACCACGAAGCTACCTACCCATTCAGGCGCAGACGATCGCCGCACCTGCGAGCAGTGTGCAAACCTGAGAGGCGTTGTTTGCTCAGTCGCTCGGCCCGGTGGCGCCGTGTCTGCCGTGGTCGGGCATCGGCCTGGGTTGCCGGAGGTTTTGCAGCGGTGTAGGGGGTACAAGGGTGAGTGAAGAATTGATCATCGGGGACTGCCGGCTTATTTTTGGTGATTGCCTGTCAGTCATGCGAGCCATGCCGGAGAACAGCGTCGACTCAATCGTAACCGATCCTCCATACGGGCTAACTCAGAACAAGAAAGGCGGCACTGGATTGGCGTCTGTGAATTTGAATTCTCCTGCCGGAAGGTCGCGCATCGGAGTTGGAAACGGCGGCGGAGGATTCATGGGGCACAAATGGGATAGTGCCGTTCCGAGCGCAGAATTGTGGGCGGAATGTTTGCGCGTGTTGAAGCCTGGAGGGCATCTGTTGGCGTTCGCCGGCACGCGCACTCAGCATCGCATGGCCACCGCAATCGAGGACGGAGGATTTGAAATACGAGACATGATCGCCTGGGTATATGGGTCTGGGTTCCCGAAGTCGCTTGACGTGTCGAAGGCGATTGATAAGGCGGCTGGTGCGACGCGAGAGCCAACAGGAAAGGAGCCAAGGAGACCAACACCGCGAGCCATGGCGCCAATGGGAGCTGGTTTGCGCGAGTGCGATGCAAGTACGCGATACGACGACCCGGCAACCGAATCCGCCCGCCAATGGCAAGGCTGGGGCACCGCCCTAAAGCCAGCGCTCGAACCGATTACAGTCGCACGCAAGCCGCTGATTGGAACCGTCGCTGCAAATGTGCTTGAGCACGGAACTGGGGCGATCAATGTGGACGCGAGCCGGGTTGAATCTGGCGATAGTACGCGCAGAGATAACACTGCTGAGATGGGCTTCTGCGGAGGAAACTTATCCGACAAATACCAGACTGGCAGCGACTCCGGCAGATGGCCCGCTAACCTAATCCACGACGGCAGCGACGACGTTTTTGATGTGTTTCCTCAATCAAGCGGTCAGCAAGGCGCGCTTGGTCCGCAAAACGGCGATAAGTTGAGCATTAACGCTTATGGCGATTATGGGCCTCGTAGGGCGTTCTATCCACGAGGCGACACCGGCAGCGCTGCCAGATTCTTCTACTGCGCGAAGGCAAGCAAGTCAGAGCGCGGAGAAGGAAACATACACCCAACGGTTAAGCCATTGGCGCTTATGCGCTACCTTTGCCGGCTCGTTACTCCTTCCGGTGGGGTAGTCCTTGATCCGTTTCTTGGATCAGGATCGACAGCAATTGCAGCGATAAAGGAATGGTTTGCGTGCGTCGGCATAGAGCGCGAACTCAAGTACTTTGACATCGCTTGCGAACGCATCGAAAACGCATACTGCCAAGCGCCGCATGTGCCGCATGTGCAGACGAAGCAGGTTCAGGAGGCGCTGCTGTGACTGAGGACCAGCGCGAGGCATACGAAGAGCGGGCCGGCATCCTGGAGTTCTGCGCGGGGATGACGCGCGAGGAGGCGGAACGGGTGGCGATGGAAATGGTTTTGAGAGGCTCGGATGACGAATCAAAGCAGTAGCATTTTCAGCTTCCAGGCGCAGCTCGTGTCCGTCGCGCGATTGTCTGGCGAGAAAAAGCCAGCGAGAAATCATCGTATGCCAGGTGTTCCGAGGGACTATGGCAGTAGTCTGGCCGTGCTGAAGTACCTACGGGAGACGGGTGGGTATCGGATGGCTTGCGAGATCAGGGCGCAGACGCAGAGAAGCCGGGCGGCTGTGTCTTGGGCGTTGATTTTCTTGCGGAGGATCGGGCTGATTGAGACTGTGCCGGATGTGGTGCGGAATTCTCGTTACCTTAGGTATCGGTCGAAGACGTGAAAAAGCCGCCCGGAGGCGGCTGTGCTCATGCGTGGCCAGTCATCGAACCGGCTCGTTGTACCTGCAATCCGCTGCTGGCTTGGCGTAGATCGGCTGCCCGTATCCGAGGGCGTTGAATTCGGCGCAGTGCTCCTCTGTTTCGGCCAGGCTGGCCAGCGTGTCCGTTGCAAACGTACCAAACGGACGGTCTGCGTATGCAACGCCGCACTCGGTTTTGATGGCTACGCCAAGCACTTTGCCGGCGCACAGGATATTCACTCTCATTTCGATCTCCTTGTTCAGACAGCCCATTGTGGGCCGTTGGTTACTGGTTGTCAGGAACTGCAAGCTTGCGAAGCTCAGCCCGCAGCCAGGCTGTTCTCCCGCGCCTGGCCCACTCTGCCGCCTCGGCCGGCGTGACGTTGGCGACGATACGGACCGAGGCGACTTGTTCAGGTGGATGTGGCTTGGAGCCGGAGCCTATTCTGTAGCCTCCGCGTTTGGTGGTGGTCATGAAAAATCTCCTTGTGCGCCTGCCATCCGCTGAGCGACGTAGTTTGGACGGTAGTCTGGTTGATGTTCAGCAGAGTCCAAAACGATAGCGCGTATTTTGTGGAAAGTTTCGATGTCGCCTGGTTGCTCAGGCCTGGAAAGCATCATAAACAGGCGGCCGATGGAGATCTGAACTTCTTGCGGGGTTGTTTGATCATTGTTCATGTCAGATAAGCCCGCGCTCAGCGAACGAAAGAACATCGCGACCGGCGACGATGAAGTGGTCTAGAACCTTGACATCGATAAGAGCCAGGGCGCTTTTTAGGGTGTCTGTGAGCATCTTGTCAGCGTGCGACGGTTCAGCCATTCCTGACGGGTGGTTGTGGCAAAAGACGACCGCGCCAGCGTTGTGTTGTAGCGAGAGTTTCACAACTTCGCGCGGGTAGACGCTGGTTTGCGTCAGCGTGCCGCGGAACAGCTCTTCGCTGTGGATCATGCGGTTTTGCGAGTCCATCAGGATGATCAGGAATACCTCGTGCTCACGCTCCGCGAGGAGAAGGCGAAGGAACTGGCGGATTTTTGCCGGCGAGTCGAAAGTCTCGCCAGGCTGGCGCAGGCGACGGTCAAGGATTTCTAAGGCGCTTTTGATGATGGCGTCTTCTTCGATGGTGTTGAGCGTGGTCATGGTGTTTTTCCTGTGTTTGTTGATCAGAAGTCTTGGACTTCGCAGCAGTTGCGAAGAAAAAACGACCCGAGCTTGTCTTCAGCAGACTCGACGCTGAAGAAGCTTCCGATGTACTTTGGGCTAGGAAGCAAGACATCGGTAAGCCAGCAGCGGGTTTGAAAGACTGTGATCATGGCGGTTCCTCCTACGTTTGTTGATCGAATGACTACATTGTACAGGATAACCAAAGGAAGTCAAGAGGTTTTTGCGGGCATTACGCAAGTTCCGCCAAGCATGGCAGCATCGCCGGCAAGCCATGAAAAATGAGGACCAGCTTTGGCATTGCGCCCGAAACAGGCAGCTTTCGTTGCCGAATACCTGATAGATCTGAACGCCACTCAGGCGGCTATCCGTTCGGGGTACAGCGAAAGCACGGCCAGGGCCATATCGTGCGAGCTGCTGACAAAACCTGACATCCAGGACGCTATCATGGAAGCGATGCAAAAACGGGCAGCTAGAACAGGAATAACGCAAGACAAGGTGCTCAACGACATCGAGCTGATCAAGCAGGACGCCATGAAAAGCAAGATCGACAAAGGCGGCGACGAGGCGATGGTCAATCACGCCGCAGCGCTCAAAGCTTGCGAGCTTCAGGGCCGGCACCTGAAAATGTGGAACGACAAACTGGACATCACAGCCACCGTCAGCATCGCTGATGCCATCCGGGCAAGGATAGCGCAAAGGTCAGCGTCGAATGGATGACGCGAAAGACGCGGCCGATATTGCCGAGAAGTACTACTCGGACCCCGTTGGATATGTGCTCGACGTGATCGGCGCAGAGCCTGACGCGTGGCAGGCCGAGACAATGACGGATATTGTCGGAAATCAGCGCGTAGCGGTCGCAAGCGGGCATGGAATTGGAAAAACTGCCTTGATAGCGTGGATCATCCATTGGTTCATTTCAACCAAGACAGACCCTCAGATTGTCGTCACTGCGAACACCAAAAATCAGCTAGACAGCAAGACGTGGCGCGAGCTGGCGAAGTGGAACAAGCAGGCCAGCAATGCGCGCCTGTTCGAGCAGTCGGCGACGAGGTTCGCGCTCAGGGCGTCGGCAGATACCTGGTTCGCGTCGGCAATTCCCTGGACAGAGCACAACGCGGAGGCTTTCGCCGGAACGCACGAGGAAAACGTTCTGGTGCTGTTCGATGAGGCCTCCAACATTGCCCAATCGATCTGGGACGTTGTTGAGGGCGTGATGACGACTGCCGGCGCTAAGTGGGTGGCGTTTGGCAACCCTACCCGCAACACCGGGGCCTTCCGAGAGTGTTTCGGCAAGTTCAGGCACCGCTGGAAGACGCGCCAGATTGACAGCCGCACCGCGCGCATGGTCGACATGGCCCAGGTGCAGAAGTGGATTGACGACTACGGCGAGGACTCGGACTTTGTTCGTATCCGTGTTCGAGGCGAGTTCCCAAGGGCGGGCTCCAACCAGTTCATCAGCGGCGAGGACGTCGACAATTGCGTCGCATACAAGGCGTTTGGGCACGAGGATTTCCCAATTGTGATGGGCGTCGACGTTGCTCGGTTCGGCGACGACTCCAGCGTGATCTGCGTCAAGCAGGGGCGCAAAGCATTCCCGCTGGTCAAGTGCAAAGGCCTCGACACGATGGGCTTCTCAGGGCGCGTGGTGGAAGAGATCAATCGCTGGCGACCGGCTGCCGTGGTCATTGATGGCGTTGGCGTTGGCGCTGGTGTTGTGGACAGGGTTAGCCAGCTCGGATACGCGCATCTGGTCACGGAGCTGAACGGCGGAAGCCGCCCGCTTGATCCCATCGTCTATTTCAACAAGCGCGCCGAGTGCTGGGGGTTGATGCGCGAGGCCCTGCACGCCGGCATGGAAATACCAGATGACCGCGAACTGAAAGACGACCTGATCGGGCCTGAATACGGATTCACGGCCAGCAACCAGATCCAGCTCGAAAAGAAGGAAGACATGAAGAAGCGCGGGCTGCAGTCGCCCGACTGCGGCGATGCGCTGGCGATGACCTTCGCTGTATCGCCATGCGTTACCGATCGGCAACCAAAAGGCCGGCGCGCCCGATTGCAGCGCATGAACGCGGCATCCTCACAGGCAGCATGACATGAACGAAACAAACGGCGAGACGGGCAAAGGTCCTGACGAAGTAGCGGCGGACAACTGGCGGCGGTTCCAGTACGGGCTGGAGCGTGGCCACCGGGCATACACCGAGTCTGCGCGCTTCCTTGAGGGCTACTACCTGGGCGGCCAGTACGGCGGCGACGGCAAGCTGCAGCCTGGCGGGCACTGGTCCGCGGCTGACCTGGACGTGCTCGAAGAGCAGCGGCGACCGGCATACGAGGCCAATCAGGTGCTGCCGGCGCTCAACTCGGCTTTCGGGTATCAGATCGCGAACCGGATGGACATTTCATTCAGACCGCGGGCCGGCGCAGCGACGAAAGAACTGGCCGAGTCGCGCAGCAAGGTGGCGATGCAGATCGCCAACAACAACAAACTGCATTGGCTGGAAACCGAGGTCTTCCAGGACGGGATGATCCAGCAGCGCGGGTTCTACGACGCTCGAATGAACTTCGACGACAACGAGGGCGGCGAGTTGTCAGTCTCGGTCCTCGACCCGATGGATGTGATACCTGACCCTGACGGCAAATCGTATGACCCGAAAGGATGGGCCGATGTGTGCGTTGGCAAATGGATGTCGCTGGACGAGATCGAAGGGCTGTACGGCCCGAAGGCTCGCCGGATGGCCGAAGAGTCCTGCGCCTACACTGGCGACCGTGATTTCGGCGAGGATGATCTGGACGGCGAAGAGCGGGCAAAATTTGCTCTTGAAAGTGGCCAGACGGGCGGCAGCGAGTACGCCGGCAGCGATGTCAAACGCCTGCGCATCATCGACCGCCAGCGGTGGGTGCGCTCTGTAATGCCGGTGGCGCTGTTTCCGGGTGGAGACATCAGGCAGCTCAACGGCGATGAGGCGCCAGAGGTTCTGGAGCAGATGCGCCAGGCCGGGGCAATCATCACGCGCAAACGGACAAAGCGAGTGCGCTGGTCTGTCTCGACGCGCGACGCGACGCTGCATGACGGGTGGAGCCCCTACGACCGCTTCACCGTCGTGCCGTTTTTCCCTTATTTCCGTCGCGGAAGGACGCGCGGCATGGTCGACAACGCCGTCGGGCCGCAGCGCATTCTGGACAAAGCGCTCAGCCAGGCTATCCACATCGTCAACACCACGGCGAACTCTGGCTGGCAGGGCGAGCAGGGCCAACTCACCAACATGTCTCCGCAGCAGCTCCAAGAACAGGGGGCGATGACTGGCCTGTACATCGAGCGCAAGGCCGGGACGCAGCCGCTGCAGAAGATTCAGGCAAACCAAATGCCCCCGGGCATTGACCGGCTGATACAGATCGCAGCGTCGACGCTCGGCGAGGTCACGGTGCCGCCAGCCATGCGCGGCATCGGCGAAGGCGACGAACCGGGAATTGCCATTCAGAGCCGACAGCACGCCGCGCAGCAGCAACTGGCCGTGCCGCTCGACAACCTGGCTCGCACGCGCAACCTTTTGGCGGACTGGATCGATTACGCGATCGGCAAATACTACACGGCCGAACGCACATACCAGATCACCAAAACCGACCCGCTGACAGGCAAAGAGGACGAGGACAGGCTGACAATCAACCAGTTTGACCCGTCGACAGGCTTGTACCTCAACGACATGACCAGCGGCGAGTATGAGACGGCTGTGACCGAACAGCCGATGCAGGTGACGTTCGAGAACAGCCAATTCACGCAAGCGCTCGAAATGCGCAAGACGGGCATTGCCATACCTGACACGTCGGTGGTGCGCAAGAGCAACCTGAGCGACAAGGCTGAGATCATCGAGCAGATGCAAGGGGCCGGCGCGCCACCGCCTGATCCACTGATGGAGGCAAAAGCCGAATTGCTCAAGGCTCAGACGCTCAAAACCAAGGCCGAGACGACGACCAAGAACGTTGAGGGCATGTTCAGCGCCACGTCCGCGGCGAACCAGATCGCTCTCATGCCGAGCATTGCGCCGATGGCCGATGCCATGCTGTTGTCGGCAGGCTTCGTTGATGCCAACGCATCGCCCGCCATCCCATCGGCGCCAGCGGGCGCGCAAGGCATCGAAGGGTTGCCGGAGAACACGAGCCCGAACTTTCCGCCGAACCCGGACGCCGGGATGAATGACGGCATTGAAGCGGGGGTGGCGCCTTGAATCTTGCGCCGAGATGCCACACAGGACACAGAAAGTCACAAGCTGTACCGTTGTGGATCTGCAACGACCTGTCGATTGTCAAGCGAAACCGTGTTGTCGGAAGCATGGAAGATGCCGTCAGAGCGCAGTACGCCGGAAACAGAAGGTTTTTTGACATTGAGCTAAGCGACGGACGCATCATTCGGACGAAAACACAGATGTTTGGCGTGCTATGCCTTTCTGACAGGGCTGAAATTGACGAGGCGCTAAGCAGAATCTCTCTGGATGCGTTCAGAAGTTTTCATTGGGTAGCAGAAACCGCCGAAGAAATCGTTTCACGCAAGCACCTTGAAGGTCGTCTTGAGGTTGCCAAAAGAAGAAACGAGGAGTGGCAGGCAAATCAAGACTACGACATCAAGCAAGCAGAGCTTATACACAACAAAGGAAATAACGCATGACCACAGAATTCGACATCGACACGCCGGCCGACCTTGAGCTTCTTGGTGGGAGCGAGGAAGAAAAGATCGAGCCCGGGCAGGAAAATGAAGCGAAAGAAGAACGGCAGGAAGAGCCAGCCCCGCCAAAGCGAGATCCTGTAATCCCGCGCGCTCGCTTCGATGAAGTCAACGCCAAGCTGCACGCGGCGCGGGAAGAAGCAGAACAACTCCGGGCCGATCTGGCCGCCAAGCAAGACCAGGCTCCGGCAGGCGTCGATGTGGATGACCTCGAAGACCAGTATTACGAGGCGATCATGGCCGGAGACAAGGAAGAGGCGAAGAAGATTCGCTCCCGGATCAATTCTGACCTGTACGCAAGGGCTGAGGCGACGAGCGCCGCCGTTGTTTCCAGGCAGCTCGAAGAGCGGGCGGCCGAGGCGCAGTTTCAGCAAGTTGTCAAGCAGGCCATCACCGTCTACCCGTTCCTCGATAGCGCATCCAATAGCATGAACGAATCCGCCATTGCTGAAGTGTTGTCGTGGCGCGGGATGTACGAGGCGCAAGGCCATTCCAAGGCCAATGCTCTGGCCATGGCGGTCAACAAGGTGGGGCCGTACTACCATCGGTCGCCGGCAGCAGAGGAAGAGCCGCCAATCGACACGCGCAAGCAGAAGGCGATGCGCTTGGCAGCCGAAACTGCCGTCTTGCAGCCGCCGCGCGTTGATGATGGCGTCGGCACGAGGGCTATCCCGGTGTCGAAAGAAATCCTCGGCAATCAGGACAAGTGGGAGCGCGCTTCAGAGTCGGAGAGGATGCGCTTCCTGCAGTAAACGCAACTGTGTTGCATCTCTGCTGGCTGTGTGGTATATCATAGTCAGCAGCGCCAGCCCTCGCCAGGGCGGAAATCAAGGCCGCTTCCGAACAGCGTAAAAGATCGAACCAGCTAGGTCACGAAGCGGCAAATCGTGTCCGGTTGCTTGGCCCGTAAGCCAGCGAAATAGTCAATTTCACTACTTACGCGAGGCCATATCATGCCATTTACAGCATTCGGCGCCAGCCAGAACGCCGTCAATTTCAAGCGCGCCTGGGTATCGGAAACCATCAAGGCTTTCCGCCAGCAATCATTCTGGGAACGGTTCACCGGGACGACCGCCAACAGCATCGTCCACCGCATCACCGAGCTGAAGAAGACCGAAAAGGGCGACCGCGCCATGATCGGCCTGAAAGCCAACCTGAAGGCGTCGGGCATCGTCGGAGACAACGACATCGACGGCCGTCGCGAAGCCATCGAGACCTATTGGGTCGAAGTTCATACGGACCAGCTCCGCAAGTCGGTTTGCAGCAAGGGCCGAGTCGATGACCAGCAGGCCGTCTATGATTTCCGCACCGAAGCCAAGGACTCGCTGGCCGACTGGAAGGCCCAGATCAACGACGACATGATGTTCCTGGCAGCGAGCAACATCAGCTTCACCTACAACACCGACGGATCGACCCGCACGCTCGGCGCCGAGGACTCGCTGCTGCAGCTCGAATACGCTGCCGATGTCGCCGCCTCGCCGACCAGCAAGCGCCATTTCACCTTTGACGGCACCAATCTGATCGCCGGCAACACGGGCGCGATCGCTGCCGCCTACGTGCCAAAGTATGGCGCCCTGGTGGATCTGTGCGCCGAGGCAAAGACGCGCGGAGTCAAGCCGCTGATGATCAACGGGCAGGAAGTGTATGTCCACGTCGTGCATCCGAAGACCTTCGCGCGATATAAGAAGGATGCGGACTTCCGAGACGTGCTGGTCAATGCGGCCGATCGCGGCATGAAAAACCCGATTTTCACGGGCGCATCCGGATTCACGGTCGATGGCATCCTGTTCCACACCAGCAACAAGGTCTACAACACTTCAGGGGCCGGAGCGGGCTCCAAGTGGGGAGCCGGCAGCAACGTCGACGGCACGCGCAGCCTCCTTCTTGGTCAGCAGGCGATGCTCATGGCCGACATCTGGGGAGCGGGCGACTGGCACGAAGAGACCTTCGACTCGGGCGCCAAGAACGCCGTCACCTACTCGCAGTACTCCGGCATCCTGAAGCCCAAGTTTATGTCCCCGATGGACGGCAGCACCGTTCAGGACTTCGGCTGCATCTGCATGGACTACTACCTGTAACCAGCTGCCAATTAAAGGAAAACCATCATGGCTATCACAAAAGACTCAAGTGTCCAGGAAGTACTTTCCAAGCTGGTCACGATCAACTTCGGCGACCTGGCCGGAACTTCTGGAACCGATGTTGCCGCAATCGACATCCCGCAAGGCGCGATCGTTGTCAGCGGAGCGATCGTCAAGCGGACTGTGTTCAACTCGGGAACCTCCGACACGCTGTCGGTCGGCGACTCGGGATCTGCAACACGGTATCTCGGCGCAACCGACGTGAAGACCGCGACCGGCATCGTTGCTCTGGTGCCGACTGGCTATATCCACGCCAATGCGGCGATCACCGTTCGTTGGACTGGAGTTGGCGCCGTTCCCACCACCGGACAGGTGCAGCTTCGTGTCGATTACGTCACGCCTGGCCGCGCCGATTCCACGTACGACTACTAACCACAAGCGAGGGGGTAACTCCCCTCGTTTAACAAGGACACGCGATGCGCTTGAAGTCACCAACAAACCATCCCATCTCGTTTGGCGATGCAGCAGGAAGCGGTCACTGCATGGTTCTCGGGCCGGAAGGCGCCGATGTTCCGCAGATGTTCGTCCAGTCGGCTTTCGCGGCTGGAGCCGTGCCTGCTGACGCTGACGCCGACGAGTTCATCGCAGCGCCTGCGCAAACTCCAACCAAGTCGCACCAGGATCTGATCCAGGACGGCATCAAGGTCATGCTGGAGCGCAACGACCCGGGCGACTTCACTGCCGCCGGCTTCCCAGATCGCCGCAAGCTGGCCAAGATCGTTGGACTGAACGTCACGGCAGAAGACGCCACGATCGCATGGCAGGCACTCAGCAATGACGCTGCAAGAACTTAGGTCGCTGGTCAGGCGGCGGATGCGCGATACCGGCACCCCGCCGCTCATTGACGACGACGAGATTGACGCAAACCTGAATGAAGCTCAACGCGAGGCGTGCGTCAGGGCGCTGCTGATCGAAGACGACGTTGACCTCGACGTTACGACGACCGACCTGCGATACAAGCTGGCTCCGGAGGTCATTGATGTGATCGGCATCAGCACAAGCGCCGGAAACCAGTTCTGTGACGCATGGACCCTGACGGAAACTCACCTTGAACTCGCCAAGCTGCCGACCGCCGACGACACGCTGACGCTGCGGTGTTACCTTCTTCCGGATGACATGGTAGCCGACGCTGACGAGCCGCAGATCAGGCCGGTCTATCACGTGCAAATGGCGGATTGGGCAATCAGCCGGTGCTATCTGCTGCCCGACTCGGAACTGTTCGACGAACAGGCGGCGCAGCGGTACGAGGCGCGGTTTGTGCAGTCGTTTGGCGAGCGGCCGAATGCTCTGACGCATCGAAACAGGCGAAGCAAGCCGGCGAAGTGCATCGTCAATAATGGATATATTTGAGAGGTAATAGCATGGGCATGTTGAATATTGACGAGCACGTAGAGGAGCATCGCCTGGTGGCTATCAGGTATCCTGACAAGACAGTCGTTCAAGTGCAGAGCGGATCTCCGTCAACACTGGTAAAGCTCACCCAGGCTGAATACAACGCTCTGACTCCAGACAGCAACACGCTCTATATCATCGTCGGGTAAACGGTATGACTCTTTTTGCCGGGGCTGCACAAGTCCAGAAAGCGTACGTCGGAGCCTCTGCGGTCAACGCCATCATGAACTCAGGGGTAAATGTTCTGGGCGTAAATGGCAGCTTCCCAGGCATCACGGACTCCAATCTCTATCTTCCGCTCACCAGTACGCTCGTGCCGACGCGCGGGGCGAGCACGCCGACTTTCACGCGAGCTACGGTTGCGTGGGACTTTGACAGTGAAGGGAAGTTGAACCCCAATATTCCGGCCGGGTGCCCGAGGTTTACTGGCGCGAGGTTGGTGCGAAATAGAGTCGTTGGAAGTAGCGAAGACTTCACTAATGCTAGCTGGACTAAATCACGAGCGACTGTCGTAGGGAATAAACTTCTTG